CTCCTGAGGAGTTTTACGTTTACGGACTTCTTGCCCTAACAGGATCCCGGTCATCTCAATATTGGTGTTAGTGTTAGACATATATTCAAGCCTATCTCTTATCTGGAGATACAGCTACTGTCTGGTGTTTCAGGGGGCTACATCAGGTGCTAAGTCAACTAAGATCAGCAATTAGTTGGTGCATGCGGCGTCAGTTGATAGATAGTTGCGCAATTATGAGCATCCAACCAAGGGACTTCGGCTCCCGCGCTGAGGTAGGGGATCGGGTACTGTCGTATCACGAACTGGCTAAGATTTGGCTTGCTATTGAAAGAAGCCGTGCGTCTACGTCAAATAAGCTACTTCATCAGATGCTTATGCTGTGGGGGCGAGGCTCTCAGAACTTAGGCTGGCAATAAAGACAGAATTTGACCTGCTGGACAACGTATGGACCGTACCGAAAGAGCATAGCAAGATGGGTAATGTTATCCGCCGTCCAATCTTCGAACAAATTAAGCCTTTCCTCGAAAAGGCCATGACAACGTACAATGATGTTCTTTTCCCTGGAGAAGACATAAACAAACCGATCAGCATCGCTGCAGCCAACCGATTCGTAAATAGAATAAGGGGAGGGATGGACCTAGGTTACTGGCGAACACATGATTTCAGAAGAACGCTTGTTACACGGCTGTCCGAGATGAATGTCGAGCCTCATGTTACTGAGCGAATGCTCGGTCATGAACTTGGCGGGATAATGTCCGTATACAATAAACTCGATTGGATAGAGGCTCAGCGCAAAGCGTATGAGCTTCACGCTGATAAATTGTTCTGGCACATCAGGAGCATTTCTGATTAACGCCACCGTTAAGAATCCACCCTTCAACAGCTTCACGAAGGTATGATTTGGGGTGGGTTCTGACTGGCTTCGGAAATCCGTGCCGTTTGGTATAGTTCCAGATTGTCTGACGTGATGAAACACCGAGCTTGTTCATCACTTCTTTCTCAGGAATCAGGCTGGTATCGGTCATCTTAATTCTCCAGGCAAAAATAAACCGCCATATAGCGGCTCTATCAGATATAAACAGGCCTCATCGAGTGTGAGGCGGGTTAGTCCTTGCGTAGCTCGCTGATTCTTCTGTAAGTCTCTGGTGCTTTGTTTCCGTGTATCTTCATTTCAGACTTCAACAGAGCAACGAGGGAATCCCATTCGTTGAGGATTCCTTTGAATGCCGGAACGCGCTTTGCAACCTTGTCGAATGAATCTCTGATTTCTGGAATCTGCTCAACAAGTGCAACGCATCGCCGAAAGTCTGCTGCGTCATGGGGAGCGCCGAAGTGATGACCATAGATATTCTTTTTCAGGCCACATGCGATTGAGGCAAGAGTTGCGCTACTGATGCCGACATCGCCAGTTGATTGCCATTTCAAAACCTTCATAGCCAAATCTGACATTTCTTGTCTCCATAAAACAAAACTCGCCGTAGCGAGTTCAGATAAAAGAAAACCCGCACTCGGCGGGTTCGCATTCGTTCAAATTGCGCTTACTTCTTGGCGTTCTGTTCATCCATCTCGATATACCATGGGTTGCTTCCCTTGGGCAGGTTTAACGACTGCTCGCGATAGTATCTGACGCGCTCCATGAAATACTCGCGTGAGTGCTCAGGTTGCTCTCGTGCTACCTGCTCAGATAACAGGTATGTTAAGGCGCTCTCTGTACGCCACGCCTGATGCTGCAAGGTCAACGTTTACCTTGTTCTGTTTTTCTTTCGATTGCTCGGCGATGTTATGCCTGGCATTGTCAACCCGCCTCCTTCTGAACATAACGGTTATAAATCAGTCCCTGAGGGCCATAAGGAAGAGGGGTGTGCCACTCCTCTGGTTCAGAAACTATCCATTCCCCGGCCATCTCCGCTGGAGAGGTAATGATAAGTTGTTTGCTAATAAAATGACCACTCCTCTCAACAACAAGCTTACCATCTTCATTAATAAAAGCGTGGATGTCAGGTGTGCTTCCACACTTGGTGATGCAGCGTTTGAACATTTTGTGTCTCCCCATTTTATGGACGGGTAATTATAACACATTGAAATATAGTAATATTTGACGTAGATTTCTTTTGATCTATAAGCGATTTTTTAATGCCTTTAAGTTATAAATACTTGTTTTCATCACCCATCTTGCTGCGGTGCTACTATTGAAAAGTGCTCACACCCTTTACACCAGTTTGCATTGCCCCCACTTAATTGATCCTGTCGATTGCGCAAGATGAAGTAATCCCATGTAACTGATATCAAGGCACACCATGCCGTCGCGAGGAACCAGATAAGCCAGTTTGCTGGCCGGGTTTAAGGTGATGCCGATCGCCGCAACATTGATGATGGCGTTCTGTGCGCTGGTTGGATTTGCCAGTGCTGTTTTAGCCAGGTAATCGTTTTTCTGGAAATACTGAATTGCAAACTGGCTTTCCTTAGCCCATGTCACCGTCTGTTCAGTCAATGCTCCGCAGAATAACTGCTCCTGCTGTTTAACGAATTCAACGATATTGCTCATGCAGCTTCTCCAAAAATGTGTCTGCGTTTGAATATTGCGAAGGCATATTCAGCCTTAACTCTTTCGGTTATTGCATCCCAGAACCATTCAGCGGCTTTTTCCTGATAGTTACAGTCATCATCTTCCAGCCAGTCGATAGCGTCCTTAGTGTGTTCATCTGGTTTATATGAGCGAAGCATTTCGCTTAGCGTAATCATTGCAAAGCGCCTCCGCCGAGAAGGTTAGCTTCTGCATTCACCCCAAAGTTCACTTTGGTTATTGCGCTTTGTCAGCGCCGTAGATTCATATTTGAATCGTTGTATATTCACCGCCCTGGTGAGTAGTGCGTCCTGCTGATGTGTTTAGTATCACCGCCAGTGGTATTTATGTCAACACCGCTAGAGATAATTCATCACCGCAGATGGTTATCTGTATGTTTTTTATATGAATTTATTTTTTGCAGTGGTGCATTGTTTGGTAGGTGAGAGATCTGAACTGCTATGTTTAGTGAGTTGTATCTATTTATTTTCAAATAGATACAATTGGTTATGTGTTCTTGGGTGAGGGGGATCGTGAGGCAAAGAAAACCCGGCTCTGTGGCCGGGAATAACATTTAGGAATCAAGGTCAGGTAGCATGATTTTCTCAATCAACGTCAATGCCCTTTGGTCTCGTTCAGCAAAATATTTAGGAGCGTACTGAGGCAGCCACACTTCGTTGAAGTATTGTTTGAAATCTGCAATATTCGTTTGGGTATAGACGTACCGGGAATGTCCGGCCATCTGGGTACTCATGGTTATATGTTGGGAATGTCTTCGGCTCAACCCCCCGGTTGTCACGGAGCCATTGCGAGAAAACCCTACCCTCTGAAATATCAGGGACCATTTTTTCTGGCAGCGTATATCCGGCCTGTTCAAGTGGCGCAACCAAGTTAAACGTCAGTTCATTAAGCATAGAAAAGTGCGTATGAGGAACTCTGCCTCGGTTTGTCATATACCGCTTAAGGTGGATAGGGAGTTCGGCAGGCGCTCTTTAACCTGACATCCACTCACGCACCCATCTCGATACTTGCACTGCAAATTTTGGAGATAGCCACTGAGCTAAATTAATTGCGATGTCTGGATGAACCCAAGTCCCTTGATTCTCTGCTCTTCCGCCTTTAAATGATTGAATTAACTCCGATATGGGAATCCCCATATCGCGTGATAATTCATCAAAAAAATCTTGTGTTGTTTTTAGTCGTGTATAGTCAGCAAGTAGCTTCCCCGCAGACTTGCACATCGCGGTGGCATTGATGTATCCGTCTTTGGTGCGAAGATGGATGACTTCTCCATCAACTTCTCTAGCGATTAATGCAAGTTGAAATTGTGTCATAAATCATCCTATTACGTGAAAAATAAAACAATCACCCAAACGTCTCTTCTGGCCACTGGCTGGCGATAACTTTCCCCACAACGGAACAACTCTCATTGCATGGGATCATTGGATATTGCGGGTTTAGTGGTTGTAGAAACACCTGACCGCTATCCCTGATTAGTTTCTTGAAGGTAAACTCATCACCTCCAAGTCTGGCTATGCAGAAATCACCTGGCTCAACAGCCTGCTCAGGGTCAACCAGAATTAACATTCCGTCAGGAAAGCTTGGCTTGTAGCCTGTTGGTGCGGTCATGGAATTACCTTCAACCTCAAGCCAGAATGCAGAATCACTGGCTTTTTTGGTTGTGCTTACCCATTTCTCCGCATCGCCTTTGGTAAAGGTTCTAAGCTCAGGCGAGAACATCCCGGCTTGAACATGAGAAAAAACAGGGTACTCATACTCACTTCTAAGTGACGGCTGCATACTAACCGCTTCATACATCTCGTAGATTTCTCTGGCGATTGAAGGGCTAAATTCTTCAACGCTAACGTTGAGAATTTTTGCAAGCAATGCGGCGTTATAAGCATTTAATGCATTGATGCCATTAAATAAAGCACCAACACCTGACTGCCCCATCCCCATCTTGTCTGCGACAGATTCCTGGGATAAGCCAAGCTCATTTTTCTTTTTTTCATAAATAGCTTTAAGGCGACGTGCGTCCTCAAGCTGCTCTTGTGTTAACGGTTTCTTTTTTGCGCTCATGCATTAAATCTATCACCGCAAGGGATAAACTTCTAACACCGTGCGTGTTGGCTATTTTACCTCTAGCGGTGATAGTGGTTGCCTGTACTAAGGAGGTTGTATGGAACAACGCATAACCCTGAAAGATTATGCAATACGCTTTGGGCAAACCAAGACGGCTAAAGATCTCGGCGTATATCAAAGCGCGATTAACAAGGCCATTCATGCAGGCCGAAAGATTTTTTTAACTATAAACGCTGATGGAAGCGTTTATGCGGAAGAAATAAAGCCCTTCCCAAGTAACAAAAAAACAACTGCATAAGTAACACCGCTCTTTTCACAATGGACATTCGTCCTACGTCGCTGACAAAGCGAGCCCCAAGATATCTGACCAACTAAGGCCATATGCGTTTCCACGCATACCTTTCAACTAACTATTCACTATTGGAAAATTAACAAATGACACAAGCAAGTTATAGCAAGCCAACACAGCGAGAAATTGATCGCGCTGAAACTGATTTACTCATCAACCTGTCAACGCTTACCCAGCGCGGTCTGGCAAAGATGATTGGCTGTCATGAATCGAAGATAAGCAGAACGGACTGGAGGTTTATTGCTTCGGTCTTGTGTGCTTTCGGAATGGCATCAGACATCAGTCCGATTAGCAGGGCTTTTAAGTATGCATTGGATGGAATCACAAAGAAAAAATCCCCGGCCGCCACCGAGGATTTTAAGCAAATTGATATGCAATTCTGAGGGAATTACTGGATCAATCTACAGGAGTAATTATGACAAAACGTCGTAAGAAATACCAGGAAAAAGAAGAGATTCGACACCCTGATTCACCTGAGGGATTAGTGGTAGCCGCAGCAAATAACAGGGCGTTCGCAGAGCGCCTTGTTGGTGTTTACAGACTAGCCAAAGCAGGAGTGAAACATGGGCGTCGTTAAGTTAGCTGATTACAGGCCTCAACTGGAGGTCGTGGAGCATCGCGTGGCAGAACTCGAAGATGGCTACACTCGGACTGCAAACACACTGTTAGAAGCCGCCATGCTTTCTGGACTTACTCTACATCAGTTACTGATTGTTATGGCTGTGTGGCGCAAGACATACGGTTACAACAAAAAAATAGATTGGATCGGAAACGAACAGTTCGCTGAACTCACTGGCATGGCACCAACCAAATGCTCTACCGCCAAAAACGAGCTTATCAGAATGGGAGTTCTCATTCAGGTGGGGCGTCAAGTTGGTATGAATACAAACATTTCCGAGTGGAAAACGAAAGTTAACGGATTCGGTAAAACATTTACCAATTCGGTAAAACAAACCTTCACCAAATCGGTAAAAAGCAATTTACCGAATCAGTCAAACACAAAAGACAATATACAAAAGACAATAAATACAAATACCCCCTTACCCCCTATCGGGAATCCTCCGTAACTGATAGTTAGCTGCTGTCTTTTTTATATAGCTCTTTGAGCGTATCAAAGACAATTTTCTTTACCATATCGGATTGTTGTTCTGCCATACGCTCTGCATCGTCAATGTAAACTGATGCAGAGCTTTGTTTAGTCAATGATTCTTCAATCGCTGCAATTATCTCTGAGTTCAGCGACCTGTTATTCATCTTCGCACGCTGTTTAATTTTCGCGTGAAGTTCATGCGGAAGTCTCAAGTGAAACTGCGCCTCGTCGTATTTGCTGTACATCCTTGATGCCTCACCAGTTGGGTGGAATGGCATCGTAACCTACTGGATAAATACTCAATAGTACCATTTCGGTATGCAATCACATCATGGTTGCATCATATCATTCGTCTGGAGCAATGAAATGTCAGATATCACCGCAAATGTTGTGGTAAGCATGCCTTCGCAACTCTTCACTATGGCTCGTTCTTTTAAAGCCGTAGCCAATGGCAAAATTTATATCGGTAAAATTGGCACTGACCCGGTAAATCCTGAAAACCAGATTCAGGTTTATGTGGAAAACGAAGACGGTTCTCACGTTCCTGTTGCACAGCCAATCATCATTAACGCTGGCGGGTATCCTGTATATAACGGACAGATTGCCAAATTCGTAACTGTGCAAGGCCATTCTATGGCTGTATACGATGCGTACGGTTCTCAGCAGTTCTATTTTCCGAATGTGCTGAAGTATGACCCTGACCAGTTTGAGCAAAGGTTCATGGATGAAATTAGTTCGCCAGACGGTTACAAAATAATAGGGGGGTTAGAGGTCAGGCTTTCTGTATACGATATAGCTGCTGCTGATGGTGAAAGAAATAGCGATCAGTTGAATTCTGTTTTTGCTGAGTTTAAAGGAACTCCAGTGAAAATCTACTCAACTATGCCACTGACTTTCACTATCGACAAAGAGACAACGTTATACGGAGATTTTGATCTCAGCAATTGCACGTTCAACCTGGCTGGCGGTAAGATTGTTTATGCTGATGAGAGAGACGCATCTACATACATTAAAGATTTTACACCATCAGCATATCCATTAAACGAGCTAACTTCCGCGCTAACATTTACAGAGTCAACCACTGGATGGGATAATTCCTTAGTTAAGATGTCTGGTACTGAAATTGACTTGTACCGATTGCTTGGCAGCACTTTCACGCCAAAATACAAAGGTGAAGTTAACCTACTAACCAAAGGAAGTGATTTAGCGTATACATTTAAGAATACATACAACTCTTCACTTATCTGTACTTTATATAAGCTGCCTGTGCGAAGGACTGTCACTGTATTGCCTAAGTTATCAGGGACGTTTACTGGCACGGCTGTTGATATCAAAAGGTCTATGGTTGATGTAAGGGTTAATTATGATAATACCTTAGGCGTAATACCCATCAACTCTGCAATTTTTGGTAGTAGTAATACATACGGTGTTAATTGGTATTTGTGCTCATCGGGGATGACACAACCTGATTCTGAATCTCGCTACACATTGACTCTAGAGTTTACTCTGAAGCATTCTTTTTTTAGCACTGTTGTTGGGAAAGGGTGGCGTTCTATTGATGGTAATTATAGCCGTGACACTGTGGTAAGAGATTGCACTGTTGATAGCTTCAATCTTCATTATGGATCGTCTAAGGTTTTGATAGACAATTGCAGGATAATTAATGGCGCGGCTTTTGGTACTGGCGCTTTTGATGAATCAACGCAGATTATAAACTCAGATATTGGTCCCTTTGGGATTCGCACTGACTATGGAGAGCATAAGGGGGATTTTATTGTCAAAGGGGGTTCGGTAAGAATATCATCGGACAAAACTGGGCTTGTAGATCTCTTCACATGCAGGTGTGATAATGTTGTTTCCACTGGTAGCCCTGTTCAGCCAAGAGCATTAAATCTGCCAAAAAATGTAATTATATCTACAAATATCTACTGGCCTGACGCAGTCACACTTAACATTGTTTCATTTAAAAATAATTTTAAGACACAAAATAGCATTATTCGTGATTTCATTATGCCTGGCGTTATAGATTTCTCCGGAAGCACCTTTAATGGTAAAAATGCAAGATTTGAGTGGGCCATCTCTTACCATGATTCAACTTCCAGAGAAATATCAATAGTCAAACTGACACCTGCGAAATCAATTGGTTGTAAGGTTTTAGCTTATATTGGATACCTGAATGAGTATGCATCATGCCTTTATGGTCTTGAGAGCAATATGGACATAACTTTCATGAACTTTACGTCTGGAATGTCTCGCAGCTATATTAGGCTGGAAGGTGGAGTGCTGCGCAGGTTTGTTGGTTACTCCGGAGGGACAACCTATATGTTAGGAAGCGTGTATTTTGATAAGTCGTTGATAGATTGGGATTCAAGCAATAACCTAGTTTCAGGACTTATGTCGGTGTCTGATTGCCTTATAGACGGAACGAGGGCCAAAGGAACATCGTCCAGTAAGCCTGTTGTAAATACATTCGTGCACAGATCTGCAAATAATATTTGCCATGAAATTATTGCTACAGACTCAAGGGATGTGGTTGATAAGAAGTTCGCTTTATGCAGCAGGGAAGGTGCAGCAGGCAACTTCTCTACAGGAGAAATACCTATCTCTTACTAAAGGTCAAGCCATGCGCTAACGCATGGCTTCTAATTTTACTTTGAAAAGATCGCGGCAAATCTATGGGAAACCTCGATGCTTTTTCTGTCGATGAGCAAATAAAAGATGTAAGAACATGCATAAAGCATCACCACTGATATTAAAACAGCTGATAAACATGCGCTGGAGTCGCTCATGATTTTCCTTGATTCATGATAAACTGGCCCTGATAAGCAATAAAATACAGGCATTTGAATTAAGTATGCCGAGAATGATAACTTTCCTAAAAAGACCATGATTTTTGATTCAGAAAACCATGACATAACCCCAATCTTACATAGGGAATATACCACTCCAATTCCAGATAATAGATTGAAAAGCAAGTATAAATTTATTTTCTCAATGCTGTTAATAGATAATGAAAATTCTTTTAACCATGCGTAAAGATAATGATTATATTTAAATCCAGCCAAGTAAAGTGATGCAATAAGAATTGCATATCCAATAACCTTATTCTTATATGATCCGCATAAACATATAGCCATACCAAAAAGGAATGATGCGTACCCATATGCATTTTTATCATTAAAGTTAATTATGATTAAAACTGCGATTAAAGATAATATTAGCGGTGCTTTTTTAATAAAGATAGAAATAGGAGATATCAAAAAGACAAGGAGAGAACCATAAAACTCAACCTGCATAGTCCATGTAACCATATTTATTGAAGAGTCACCTTTGAGTATGGAGCCATATAGTGAGTTTTTTAAAACTCCTATCACAGATAAATCACCATCTTTACCCAATGACCAAATCCACGGAACCCAATACTTATTGAAAGGGAAGTAATTTACAACAATTGCGCAAATAATAATCGATGCCGAAACTGGTATTAATAATCTTACATACCTTTCTAGCAGCATCTTTGCGGACTTCTTAGATATACAACCAGACCTGAAAATAACACTTGTAAGTATATATCCGCTTAATACAAAGAATATATATACAGCTGAAGTTCCAGAGTAAGTGAAGCCTATTGGTAAATCTCTTGTCACCGCATCAAAAGAAGACTTAATTATCTTTGTGTCTCCAGTATGCAGGTAAGGGAAAAAAATTATTGATAGATGAGAAAGCACTACCATCAAGCAGGCCAACCCCCTCACACCCTCGACCGAAAGAACCTTGCCACCATCAATCTTATTCATATAATTTCCGTATATGCACAAAGTTAGTGTGCATTAATAAAAGATAATACCCCTACTTGCATAACAGATAGCACGTGTAACTAAACGCTGAGCAATCAGAGGTTTCCGTAATTATCTGAGTTTATCACTCAAATCTCTATTGATCGACACCACCGATCGACAATGCTGTGTTCATATACAGTAACTATCGGAGGTGAGTTATGGGATTACCGAGCCCGGCTGCTGATTACGTTGAGAACCGCCTGTCGCTTGATGAGAGATTCATCCACAAACCGTATGCTACCTACTACATGAAAGCGTCAGAGACAATCTATCGCTTCGGCATTATGAAAGATGCGCTGCTGGTCATCGACTCGTCGCTACCCCCCCCTGTGATGGCTCATTGCTGGTTTGTGAGTTTGTGA